CTGCTAAATTGTCATAATGATTTTGTCCACCTTCAACAGATGCTATTGCAGGATCGTAATTAATATCTACTGATCCATCTTCGTTCTCTGTAATATCTACAGGATTACCTTGTTCATCAACTTCTTGCTGCTTTTCTTGTTCAGCAATTTCAATTTCTTCAGGTGATGGAACGTTTAACGTTTGATCTACGTTTGGTAGATCCTTGTCTATGTCTGCCATTTATTTTCTCCAGTTTTACAGGTTTAACAGTATTATAATCAATAAGCAACCCCTGAGGCTCGGGTCCTTTTTTAGGGGGTATTGTTTTAGTCAATTTCATCTAAAACCTCTTTAACTGAAAGATCGCTTATTTCATCGACATCATCAAATGTGCCGTCTGAGCCAGGTACTTCTTTCATTTCATCATATTCGTCTGGTGGTTTTCTACCTTTTGTAGTTTCATCGGCTTGGTTTCTTCTAAGCACAAATGTAGATCTGTCTTCAATGGTTTCAATGGTATCATCAGCAGTGCTCATAAATCCAGGTTTGTCTTTTGTAACTCTAACATCACCTGTTGTTATATCTTCAACTAGTTCGTACTCATTGCCGTCTTTGCCTTTATAAACATAACCTACTTCTCTCTCTTTTTGAGTTACTGCATCAGTTTTTTTGCCAAGCTTTTTAATTTTATTTACCAACAGCATAAAATTATCAAAACCAAGTTTAACTCCTTCTGCTACTACAGGTGCTGCTGTCTCTGCAACTTTAGCTGCTGGTTTAATCATCTTACCAATACCGTATGGTAATAAAGATAATATACCCATAAGCTTCATAAATTTTCTTTTGCTAGGATCATTTGGTCCATCAGCAAAACCTATTCTTCCGCCTTCGGCTGCTCCTACCATCATCTCGTCATCTTTTGCTTGAGCTTCTATGTCTTCTTCTAATCTCTCTTCATCTGTTAGAGCTTGTCTTCTTTTTATTTCTTTATAAACATCATATCCTGCTCCTCCAGCTATTGTTGCTAATCCAACTGGTGTAAATGCTCTTACAGCTTTTCCAAAAGGATTTGCAGCAACTCTTCCGATTGTAGATAAAATACCTTTTCCTGCAGGTGCAAATGATCCGACAAATTCAGGTGCTAGCAACATTGAGCCAGCTGTTTTAATATTACCTTTTCTTAGTTCATCAACTCCAAAGCCAGCGGCTATACTTGGTTGTCCTAAAAGTTGTAAACTTTTTAAAAATGCTTTAGCCGCTTTTGATCCGCCAAGAAAACCTTTTTCATTGCCGCCGGGAAAATCTTTTAATTGACCATCCGGTTGCATACCTGGTTTAAATTTTTTTGCAGTTTTTATTTGTTCATCAATATTTAATTTTATAATATCTCTATCGGCTTGTGTTAATTCTGAGACAGGTTTATCTATTAATCCAGCCCCTAATACTTTTTTATAATCAATGCCATAAATAGATGGTTTTAAAGTTTTTTCATCTACTAAAACTCCTTGAAGTGCTCCTTTAGTTCTATCTGATAGTTCTGATATTTTAATGTTTAGTTTTTCTATTTTTTTTTGAAAATCTTTTGGAACTTTTCCAGGTTTTAATCCTTTAATTAATTTTTGTTGATCATTATAGAGTTTTCCTAATTTTTGTTCTGTAGGTTTTACTAAAGATTGATTAACAATTTTTGAATCAATACCTAATGAAGATACTAAATATTTTGCACCTAAATTTGCATTAGCTTTTAAAGAAGCTCTGTGTGCTACATCTACATCATTAGCTAAAGCAGTAGCATCTACTTTTTTAATATCTCTTTTAATTTTTGATTCTACAGCTCCAGAAGAAGTTTTTTTAATATTTTCTTTTCTTAACTTATCTCTTTCTCTTATTATTTTTTCTCTACCTTCATAAGTTTGTAGAGGGTGTTTTAAATTTAATTCTTTAGCCAATTGTCTATTAACTCTTTCCATAGTATCAAAAGAAATACCAAATTTTTTAATAAAAGTTTCATTAGAAACTTTTTGTTTTGATCCTTTAGGAACACTGTATCGTTGTTTTAAAAGATCTTTATATGATTTTTCTTGAGCTTTATCTTTAAATTTAACTCCAGCTAGTTTACCTGGATTACCTTTGAACACAGGAGTTGGTTTGTAAATAGGTCTATTTTTAAAATACTCACTTGAAGCTTTTGAGCCTACATTAAATTCTTCTCTTCTAATAAAATCTAAAGACGAGTCTTCAAGACGAGGACCTATCTTCTGCAGTGATTGTAATAATCTTTGCTTTCTATTTTGTTCTTGTAAATCTAAAAGTTCTTGTGGTTTTTCTTTAGGAAGACCGCTGTCTATAAACTGATCTACATTCATTTCCCATGTACTTGGATCACCGAAGTCAGCCATATTATAATCCCATCAAATAGTTTAGTCCGCCGCTTGCATTACCTGGTCTCCCTCCGTTTGCTAATGCATCAGGATCAATATCATCAGGTAAATCTTTTAACTTGTCACCAAGATCTTTTTTAGGTTCTAGTCCACCTTTTTGAAGAAACTCATCGGCTGCTTCAGTTTCATTTCTTGCTGTAAATCTAATTTCTTCTAACTCATCTAACTTATTAAAATCAACATCATAGTATTCATTTAATAATCTTAACGGATCCATTTTAGGGTCAGCTCCTCTTGATAAATCCATTTTGTTCTCTAAACTTTTTCTAACATCATCAGGTAATTTTATTTTAGTATCTTTTAACAACATCTGTCTAATGATAGGTCTTCTGTAAGATTCTATATTTGCACTGTATGCTCTTGCTTCTCGCTCCGTTAATTTAGCAATGTCTTCTTTTAAATTAGCAGAAGCTTTTGTATTTATTTGAGGAGCTCTTTCTTTTAGAGTCATAATACCCTCATCATCTATTTTCTTACCTGTACCTATATCAATAATATCTGCTTGAGGTTTTGGTTTCATAGATTCTGCCATACCTGAAGTTGTACCTGTCTGTCTATTCTTAGCATCTAAAAGTCTTTTGGCATTAGATTCAAAGTTTGCAAGTTCTTGTGCATTCTTATTACTTAAAGCATAAGGTCCATACTCATCTATTTTTTTTTCAATATAGTTTAGTGCTTTAGGATTATCAAAAGCTGAATCAGAGTATTCTTTAAAAGGACTGTCTTTGTCCATCTTAATAGGTTTAGCAACATTAGTTCTTGTACCCATAATCTTGTTCAAGTAACTCTTGCCAAACAGTTTTGCTAATAATTGTAATAATCCCATTAATAATAATTCCTTTTCACTTGAGGTCTAACCTCATCTTTTTCATCGTCAGGGTGTAATACGAATCCACCTTGCCTAAATCGCATGATCGCTTGTGTTGTTGAATCTACAAGGTCGTCATGTTCACCAAATGGAAAGGCTGCGCACTCTTCAATAACTTCTTCAGCAAATTCCTGCTCGGGAGCCCATATCATACCAGATTCAAATAAAGGTGCAACTGAATTTACTCTAGTATGCTTATCGTTTCCTTTGCTTGGAGAAAAGTTGACGACAGGTATTCCCATCTTCCTAAGCTCATCAGTCAAAGGTTGACCTGATGCTTTGGCCTCAACAATAACTGTATCTGGATCCCAATACTTCCATTGCTCAAAAGCAACTTGCTTTAGCTCTGGAAAATCGTATCTGCCTTTCTTGGCATCTAATAATATCAAACTAGCAGGTGAGTCATCTGTTTCATAAAACACGCCCCATGTTGTAATAGCTGAGTAGTCGGCATTTTCTTTTTTAGAAAAAGCTGTGTCGTAAGATTGTATCACGTGCTTTAATGCAGGTATCCAATCCTTGTCCCAGATCTGCCACCATTCTCTTTTAAGAATAGCTCCTTCTTCTGAAGTTGGATTTTGCATATACTGTGCATTCCATTTTTGTAAACTTACTGATGCCTTAACACCTTCTAATTCTTCTAACTTCCAATACTCTGGCCATAGTGGTTTGTTACTTGGTAAGATAGCTGGGAACTCTACGATGTCCCATTGGTCAGCTTTAGGTTCTCGCTGCGCGCCAAGTAATCTTCCTGTAAGATCTTTTGTATTCCATCTCGTCATAACTAAAATAATTGCACCGCCTGGCTGAAGTCTTTGACGAGGACCTGAGGTGTACCATTCGTAAGCTCGATCCATTGCTTCTTTGTTCATGGCATCTTGCTCTGAGTGCGGGTCATCTATAATAAGTAGGTCTGCACCCCGTCCAGTAATTGCTGAGCCGACACCGGCTGCGTAATACTCGCCACCACCTTGTGTCTCCCATTTACCTGCGGCTTGTGAATCTTCTCTGAGTCTAGTTTTAAATATTTGTTGATACTCAGGCGAATCAATAAGTGCTTTTGCTTTACGTCCGAATCTAACCGATAGCTCTGTGGTATTAGTTGACTGGATAATTTTTAACTTGGGATTTCTACCCACCATCCAAGCGGGCAGCAGGAAGCTAGCGAACTCAGACTTGGTATGTCTGGGTGGCATGTTGATTATCAATCTTTTTAATTTACCTTCAGCCAGCTGATTAAATTTTTCAGCGACAATCTTGTGATGTGATCCTTCAATAAATTCAGGCCATACCTGCTTTACAAAAGCCATAAAGTCAGAATGTATTTTGTTTTCTTTTTTCTTTTCTTCGTACTGTAAGAAAGTTTTCATGAAGTCTTTACGGACATCAGGAGGTAATTTTTTTATTTTTTCTATATCAATTTTCATTTCGAAATATTTTTTTGCAAAATTTTTTAAGATTAATTTTGTAACTTAATAAGTATTTATTGTATACGAATATACAAAACTTAGCAATATATGCCCCCTGGTGGGACCCCTAGTGTGTATACCCTACTTATATATAATTGTTTCTATACTAATTTAAAATCGGCTTGGTACCTCTATTGATCGGAGCGGGAGCGAAGCGACCGCGAAGCGCGGCGCCCGTTAGGGCGCCTCGTTGTATGGTTGTTAGTCTAGTAATGTCATGTATGCTGATACGTTTAGTCTGCTAAACTTATCTAACTTCTTCTGCATTGTAGTGTAGTCCTCTTTAACTTCTGCATCTTTTATCTCGTGGTATAATATATACTCACTATGTGAAAGCTTTGCAGATTGACCAGAGTCAGGGTTGGTTACTTTGAATAGTATTTGTAGTGGCTTATCCATATATATATGTCCTTTCTATATCCTTTATAGTCCTATTCTGCCTGTGTGTCAACCCCTCGTTCATTTATTTCTGTGCTCGTCCACGTGGAATGTGTTCCGTCTGGATAAGTGTAATCAGATGTATGTACAGTTTTTTTAGGGTCGTCAATCGGTGTTTCTAGTGGCTCGTGCCTCGGTGCGATTGCAACGATACGGTCTGCGTGTTTACTTGCAAAGTTATTATAACAAATATTACTACAAAAGTATTTATAGAATGAGTCTTGATTCCATTGCGTTTCTTTTACCTTTCTAGTTCTTAGGACCTTACTACCTTTAGTTCCTCTTATTCTGTCCTGTGTTTTTTCTGTATGACACTTAGGACCATGACACCAATTAAAATCGCTCATATATACCACATCAGAATTATAACTGATCCTATTATTGCTACCATAATTTCTATGCCTTCCATTTTTTTCTCTCTTTCAGTTCCCATTGTTTAACTTCGTAATGTCGTTCCATTATTATTGCGACTATGAATAATAAAAAGACTAGGGTTATAAACCCTAGACCGATATATAATAATGTATTCATATTCTAACCTTTGCGTTTCCTGTTGCCATTCTCCAACCGTCTGCGTCTAAATCCCAATAGACTAAGCAAGGTGTTTTATCTTTTGATGTAAATGATTTACCTTTCGTTCCGTCAGGTTTATCATACTGTCCTTTCCTCGTTATAAAAGCCTTATGCTTTTTGGCGAAGTAAGTTATAAAAAATGTTCCTGTGTTTTGCATTATGTCCTTTCTGTTGTTATAGGACTATCCTATTACAGATAGCCCTATATGTCAAATGTTAATTTACTGATTGTTTTTGATACTCCATTCTAGCTTTGATTTTATCTTCTCTCGTCTGGTTTTTATTCTTCATACCTTTAATCATATTAGCAAGATTACTAGGGTTGTAGATTGTTAAGCCAGTA